CGTCGCCTCGCTTTCATCGAACGGAATATCTGCCGCAATTTTTTTCACTGGCTGTGGCTTAATCTTCGAGCCCGGCAATTCACGGACAGGGGTAGCAGCCTGACCGTCATCGTCGTCGTCTCCGACGCAGCCAATCATCGCCAACAATCCATAACGGCGAGCGTATGTGATGCAGCTCCCCATTTTTTGGGGGTTGTTTTTTTCCGCGCAGTACAACGGCACGCCGCCGTCCTCGATAAAACTGCCGGAAACATGGATCACGCGAGTGACCAACCGGTCTACCTCTTCTTCGTCACCTGCAACCACCATTTGCATAATGGCGAGGTTGTGTTTTTGCAGCGCAAGTTTGGCAGCCGAAAGGCAGCCACCCAGCGTTGGGTAGGTGCCGTAGTTTGCTTTGCCGTCTAAGTTTGGATTATCCATTGCGTTAAGCGCAGAAATCCAGTCCGTCATAAAATTCGGCGCATACGCGTCAATTTCAACCATGTTATTTTTCAATTTGTTCCCCTCCGACATTTAAATAAATCCCTTGGTCTGTCGCTATGTCGTATTTTGCGTCCTTGCCGAATGTCCTCCCAACGACTTTGCCGGTTAGGTATTCTTTATTTTCGTAATCAAAAAAACTGATCCTGTCGTTTAACGAAAAAAATCTGTTTTCCAAATCAGCCTCCAAACGATTGCCTTCTTTCCACTTTGATTAGCGCGCCTCTCGCCGCTGTCTTCGATCAAATTCAATCTACCCAGCTCGGTGACCCTGGGCCGCACAGACAATATCGAATGGCCGAGAATTTCTGCGACCTCGTCGGCTGTAAGCCCGTCACCAGATGCCGCGAAAGCTGCTCGGCACATTGAACGCAGAGTCGGGGCTGTTTCCGCTATGGACTCAGCAGCAGCGTAGCTCGTGTCTCTCCCCTGCGCGCCGGGAGACTGTGGGTACATCATGGGAGAACCACCCAGATTGCGAAGAAGGTGGCAAACATGAAAAACCCAGCGCAAAATTCAATGAGCCTCATCGTATTGATCCTTTGCTGTATCAAGGCTTATTTTGATGGCCTGTTGTTCCCGGTCTATTTCATCGAGTAAGCCACCTTTCCCGTTCGTCAGGGGTGCGTCATCGCCGTATTCGATGATCAAATTTTGGCGGTGTAGGTACTGATGCCTGTCTTCCAGCCACTTAACGACAATCGCGAGTTCTTCTTTAGTCATCCCCAGATCCTTTGCGCTGCCGCCCAAAATTCCGGGGACTTATTTTTCCACATCCAGTGTCCAAAATCGGGGCTGATTAGTTCAAAAAGCTCGTCGCTATTTTTTGCGGTGGTCATAAGCTTCTCGCGCACACGCGCTATTCTCGCCAGATCATCGATGGCCCGGCTCAAGTTTTCGTCAGAAAGATCCTCACAATCAGCGTTGTCAAAAACCCGCCAGCCAATTGGATTTGAGTAGACCAACTTCACCGGAATTTTTTCTTGAGAGGATTGCTTCAACCAATGTTGGTAGAGCGCTACCTGCCGAACATGATCAGGGCGAGGCTTGGCGGGGAGAGAACGCACGTTGAAGCCGCGCTCATTTTTTGCCAGGGAGGGCCAACTCGTCTTAATTTCAATGACGCCGCCAAAGGCTTCCACGTCAATCTCGCCAATGTGGTAAAGCTCGTTGCTGACGAGCTTCGTGCTGACCCAACGACCATCGGTCACCTTGTTTGCGCCCTGGACGGCGTGAGCCAGGCCCTCGGCTGTGTGCTTCAGGATTAGCTCTAGGTTAGTGCCGACCGGGCCAGCGGGTGCGTCTTTAGCCTTACGTGGCTCATAAATGCCGTCGCGGAATATCCCGTGTTTGATTTGGTCGTCAGCGTCGTGCTCGACAAATTCATGCTCGTCAAAATAAGCAATCGCGTGGTGCATTGCCTCGCCGACCGGCATCTTTTTGATGACAATATTCTTGGCGTATTCCTCAGCGACCCTCCCGCCATGAGCGTTACAACCAAACTGATCGCGGAGTTTCTGGGGCCTGGCGATAACCTTTGTAAAAAACTCAAGACAGGCTGGCCTGTTTGCAGCGGAGGGCGAATGAGCCTTGAAGTTCAGTCTATTTGCCCACTCAGGCGTCGTTTCGAAGTCGTCTGCCATTTTAGTAACCCCCAATGTTTATGATGGCATCATATACATTTGAGTTACCTTTAAGATAGACCAATACGTATAAAAAAAGCCCCTGCTACTAACAGAGGCTTTTAAAGGCGGTTATTTATTAAAGAAAATGTTACCCCGTTTTGCGTTTTTTGGCAGTTTCCGGCTTATTATTTCGCAGCTTTAAATTTGTTTTGTATGGTGAATTAATTTTTTCTTCCTCTGCGAGCACCTCAATAAGAGCCAGGGCGCCGGGTTTAATTCGAATCGTGATCCGATTTGCTTCGTCATCGCTTGGCTTGTCAAAAACTAGATCGTCGATAGAACATTCGAGTATAATGCTAAGTTCTCCCAACTGGCTCGCCCTCGGCTCAACCTCACCACGCTCCCAGCGCCGATAGCCATGGACGGTGACGCCAAGTTTATTTGCGAGTTCGGTTGCTGAGAACCGAGTAGCTTTTCTATATTTTCTCAAAAACATTTCAGTTTCATTCTCCCGTTTGTTTTAATGTTGTGGTGTGTTTTGGCATCGGGTCGGACGCTGAGACCCAATTTTGTATGTCAAAAAGATCGAGAATTTCGTCGTCCAGGTCGTTGAAAACAGATTTGATACTGTCATAGAGAAAAACGACTGACTCTATGTGTGTATAGAGCGCCTCGCGAGTTGGTCGGAAATGAGGGCCTTCTGGTGACTTGCCGTAGAAACTTTTCTTCGTGTGCCAGTCTTCCTTTTCCTCAGTTGCTAAGCCAATTTTGAGGATAATTTCTTTCGTTTCGTCGAATTTATTGCTGAAATACGGATCGAGCAGATTTTTCCAAATTTGTTCCGTCAACGGCAAATCGTTGGCCCAAGCAGCAATTAAAATGTGCGAGTACCTGCTATTTCGCGGAGACATGTAAACTGCCCTGTCTTTTATTTTATGATTTTCAGAGACGCGCGGCATTCGCAAATTTGTCGCCGGGGCATAAAGGCCGTATCCAAGCCGGAGATCACGCGGAAGGTCGTCAGCCCAGCAACCAAAATCGTTTTCATACGACTTTTTTGGCGAACTCGTCGTCAACGATATCCGGCGCGCACCGCTGGCATAATATCGCGCTAGCATTTCCTTAATCTTCGAAGATTCAAGTGGGTCAATTAGAACCTTTTCTGTTCTCTGTCTGCCTTTGAATAGGTCAATAACATTTGTCCCGACCTCCCTGTTTTTGCGGATTCGATTGATAAAATTATTCATCGAAGTTCCTTTTTTTCTTATGCGGCCATCTGCGTGACCGTTACGAAGACTATGATGATCAATCGCCAGTAACAAGCGGTATCTTTTTGTTATCGTTAACCGACAGTTACCCATATGGTAATTGCCATGTATTTTTCACAATGGATGGCCTCCACGAGCCGCAGTCAAACGTCCGTCGCTCACCAACTCGCTGTAACCCGCAGTTACGTCAATATGATCCTCCAAGGCCGCCGCAAACCCTCTTGGGAGGTTGCAGCCAGAATTTTGGCAATTACTCATGGCGAGGTGACCGCAAACGACCTCGTTGCGGAGTTTTCTGCGGATGACTAGGCGTACTCAAGACAATTATCCGACACCCCACAGCATTATAAACGTGCTTTTGAGCCGTTTGAATTGGCCTGCGGGTGATGTTTGGGAGCCCTGCGCGGGTGATGGCAGGCTAGCAGAAGCTATGACAAACAGAGGTAAAGACGTGATTAGTCACGACATTGCGACGGGCAATGATTTTTTTGACTTCAAAAAAGCTGAGGCTCCGACATTAATCACCAACCCGCCTTTTGGTTTAATGAGGAAATTCATCGATCATGCTTTTGCCATAGGCATCGAGCGCATGGCCCTGGTGTGCAATGAACGCCTTTGGGCTTGCAATAAGGGCTATGAGCAATGGAACAGGCATCGGCCATCTCGGCTCATCAACCTGACGTGGCGTGAGGACTTTCTAGGCAAGGGTGGGGCTCCAGATCGTGCACTAGCCGTAAGTATCTGGGACACGCCCCACGCAAAGAATTGCGCTTATGAGGTGTGGCCCCGTGACTGAGGCCCAGATCCACAAGGGTATCGTTGAATGGCTTGCTCTAGCCCTGCCACCAGGCAGCGTCGTCCACCACAGCCCTAACGAGGGCCGTCACAAGGTGCAGTATAGGGTTCATCAGAAAAGGATGGGCATGCAAGCGGGCTGGCCCGACCTGGAGCTGTTCATACCGCCCGAGGGCTTTCAGAACGGTATGACCCTCTGGCTGCCTATTTTCCTTGAGGTGAAGACACTGAAAGGACGGCTCAGCGATAACCAAAAAGAGATCCATGCGCGTCTCAAAACGTCTGGCTGTGCGGTCGTCGTAGTCCGTAGCATCGAGGAGACAGAGGAAGCCTTAAAAAGACTAATAAAACTGAGGATTTAAGATGAAAGCACTTCGCATTGAGCCTGATGATGCAAACTTCATTGAAGAACGCCGTCAGATGGAGAAGCGATATCCGATGAACCGGCGGTATTTCATGGCTGATATTGTGAAAGCGACTGAGCAGATCGAGGGCATAGAGCACGAAGAGCTCGTTTCGTCATCGAGGAGCTCCAAGTACGCCGTTCCACGTTGGCGCATATTTCACATCAGCCGTTTTGAGCTGGCCCTCTCCTACGCACAGATAGGGAGGCTAATGTTCAGAGATCACAGCACTGTAATCCACGGCCTGAAAAAGTACGTAGAGGAGTACCTGGACACGCCAACAGAGCAAGCCAGGCGGAACATCATCATTGCTCGTGCGGAGAGCCTTTTTCTCAACATCCCGGTGGACGTAGACGATGCTTAGCCATGCCGCGTTTTTGCTGTCCTGGAAGCTATACTGTGACAAATATGTCACACTGGACAAAAAAGTGACTGTGAATTACCACGAAGTTGTGGATAACGGCTTGGCGCGATTCGAAAATGAGGGTAGTTCTGACGTGCTTTCTGGGACAGATAAGCTCTTTCACACTTTAAGAGCTCATCAACAAAAGCTTATGTCCCCCCAAAAACTATTATTGAAAAACAATGAGTCAAAAGCTTTTCAATCAAAGACTTTGCACTCTGTAACAGTCGACGACTCTTACCAGTCAAAAACTGTAGGTCATGCTATTGCCGAGTGCGTCAAGCATTCATCTGCCCCCTATCTTGCGGTGGTCAACGGCAAGCAAGCCAGACGAAATCCAATCACTGAATACGCTCGCAGATTGTCGCGCATCGATGCCGCCGACTTTTGGCAAGCCTATGGAGAGCTGAGCGATGATGAACAAGGTAAAATCAGTCGAGACGTTGCATCTGCTGCTCGTACAAGCCGCAGAGACAGAGCGTAGGATGCCAAGGGGTCATGCGAAACCATCAGTTACTTACTGGCCTCAGTACCAAGCAGAATGGCTATCCTATGCTGATGAACAAACTCATCAGAGCCTGGGTGGCGCTACAGCGCAACAAATCACCAGCTATGATCACATTCTCCAGACGATCGTAGAGCTCTGCCAAGTGGAAGATCGAAAAATTTTATGGGTTACCGCTCGGATGGCTGCGTTCCGCAGCCGTATGCCCTGGACGAAGATCGGGAAGGCGCTGCACATCGATAGACGGACAGCAAAGCGCAAGTATGAAGCAGCCCTGCTGAACCTCTTCTACAGAATGTAACCACAACAACGAGCAACGCACGCAATGCAGTGTGTACTCGATAAGCCATTTGTGTCCACAATTTGGGTAAGCTGTCCGTGGACGGCTTAGTAACTCTCCTCTCTAAACAACTTCGCCGGGCCTTGTGCCCGGTTTTTTCATGGTTAGAAAACATGGCTGGCAAGCTGAATAAGACAAAGATGATGAGCGTTTGCGACGAGCTGGCGAAGGGTAAGAGCCTACGCAGCATCTGCGAGAACGACGATCAGCAGCCTCATTGGGTGACCGTGCTGCAAGCAGTACAGCGTGATGAAGACTTGTATGAGATGTATTCAAGGGCGCGTGCCATTGGAGCAGAAGTCCTGGCTGATGAAATGCACGACCTTGCCAGGCAGCCATTGAAGGCTGAAGACAGCAAGTTTGCCAACGCTGAGGTGCAGCGGAGGCGTGTAGAGATTGATACCTTGAAGTGGACGTTTGCACGGATGCAGCCTCGTGGTGTCAGGCACAAGAAGGAAGACGTGGACAATGGTGAGATCACTCTGAGCTGGGGTGGCGGAGAAGAACAGGTAGTCGACCAAGCACAGGCTCAGGCTGCCGCAACGGTGCTCAAGCTAGTGCCAAGCAAGGATAAGTAACTGAT